TGATTATGATCCTATCCTGTATGCTCCAAAATGTGAATGTGGTGCTCTTAAATTTTGATTTGCTCCTTGATTATGTTGAACATAAACTTCAATATAATCACTATCTGATAAACTTATAACGCTTGAAAAATTTAAAAAAGTATTTTGAGTACCACCACTTGCATAAACTTGATTTTGATATACTGGATTTGTAGTAGCAGAACCATTTTTATAAATTAATCCTAGTAAAACATCTTGGTCATCTAAATCGTCCATAAAAATAGTAAAAAATATATTATATTTTCCACCTTTCCCACTTGGAACAGTAAATGCTCCAGTGCTTGTGTCATAAGCACTATCTGTATCAAATAATTCTGCATCAAATATAGCTTTTGTATTGGTTCCACTTGGAATTGATTGTGAACTTGGAGACCTATAAGCTACGAAAGCTGGATAGTTTAAATTACTTTGCACAACACCTGAACCTAGAGTAAACGTATCCCCAGAACTACCCAGGGTTACTGTGCCGTTGTCCGCTATTGGTTCTATATTTGTTGTTTTAATTGTTCCCATGTTATATTGCTATCCTATATCCATAAAATTGATTGTTAGCTGCTGAATAACCTTCATCACTACCTCTATCTTGAAAAGTTTCAATATGTATAGTATCTCCTACCACTAAATTCATTACAGCTGAAACTATTGCTGAGTTTGCAATACCTTGACCATCTGTAAATATTGAAGTTATAACTCTTGAATCATTTTTAGTTATTGCACCTCTTATGTTTGTTCCATTTGTACTAAAATTTCTATATAGTTGAGCGAAAATTAAATACTTACCAGCTTTTCCAGATGGGACAACAAACTGTTTATCGGTTGTGTTAAATGCACTATCTGAATCTAAAATTTCACTATCAAAATTCATTTTTGTCCATGTACTTGTTGCTACTGTTTGATCTGAAGATAATACTACAGAAAAAGCTGGAGCTACTTGACCATTCAAATTAGAAACTTTTGCACCACTTGCTAATGCAACAGTCTCACCACTTGCACCTAATGTAATGGTACCAGAACCTTGTGAACTTTGATGTTTAATATTATCTACAAATATATCGCTCATTATACTACCGTTAACGTTCCTTGTACTGTAACTGTTGATGTAAATGATACTGGACCACATAACATCATGTTGTCCGTTGCAGCAACTGTAATTGATTCTGAAACTGTTGCTAGGTTTTTATATCCACCGTTGATTGCAGAAATCATTCCTGCTTGAATACTGTTTTCTCCAGGGTTAATGCTACCTGTAGATTTACCTTGGAATACTACATAGATGTTTGCTGTGCCTGAAGGGGGTGCTTCTGTGAATGCTAAAGTGGTACCACCTGATATTGAATAAGCTGAAAATGGATCTTGTCTAACGTTTCCAACATAAACTTCTGCTTCTGCAGTGTTAGCAACGCTTTGACTTAATGTAAAATTGACAGTGGATCCATCACCATTGAACTGTTGAGAGTTCATGGTATTTAAATTTTGTTTCGGAGCGTTTCCTAAATAAGCCATGATTCCTCCTACGTACTAATTGCATCTATAAATGAAGCCCAAACGTCTAAACTAGAAGCAGTGTCCGACTGCACTTTTAGAACATCACTTGATTTCATTACTATTCTTGATCCTCCATCAATCAGTTCTAAAGAACCGCCTGATACGATTGGACAATTTTTAATTATGTAATAATCATTTGATCCGTCATTAATAAATACATCCACATTAATTGTAGATGTAGTTGTGTTTGCACAACGAATAGAAATAATTGCATCATCTGAGTTACTAGTATGCACCGTTGCTGCAGATGTTCCTACATTTCTTTGTATATATCTTTCAAAATCTTGAGCCATATTTCTCCTATAATCCTACTGCCATTTTAATTGCAAAAGCTTCACTTGCTCCTCCTGCAGAACCAAAAGTTACTGACCCACTACCATCAGTTTTAAGAACTTGGTCAGCTGATCCATCTGAAGTTGGAAGCGTGTAAGCTCCGTTTACATTTAAAGTACCTGTTGTTTGTATACCTGTTGCTATTGTTTCTAATTTTTTGGCATTTGTTGCGTTGTGGTAAATTTCAGTAGCTCCTCCTTGATTACCAGCTAAAAATCTATTTCCACCTGCAGAATCTGTAAGTTGTAAAGGGCCTTGTCCTGAAGAACCTCCTCTTATATAAAAGGCTCCTACATCTCCTCCGTCAAAATAAGAATTAGAACCATCGTGAAATAGCTGAATATCGTTTCCAGTTCCTAATTGTATTTTTTCGTTATCTGCAAAATTAGTATTATCACTTGCATCTTTTACAACTGATTTAGATGCAGGTAATGTACAAAATACATCCTTAGTCCCTGCTGAAAAATCAACTAAATTATCAGAATTAGATGAGGAAAAAACTTCCTCTCTTGAGAGTGTGTCTGTAGCAGCGTCTGTTACAGTACCTCTTCCAACTTCAAATTCACCTGTGCCTGTATTAACAATAGAATAATAAGTTTCATTTGTATTTCCAATACCTGCAACAAATCCCTCAAAATCTTGCACTGCTCCAGCAAGATCTAAAGTTCCTGTACCAGTAGTTGAACTAGTTTCTTTTACTCTGTCATTTAAAACAAGGGCCATTTAAATCCTTATGTTAATCTTAATATAGCAGCAGAAGTTGTAAATGCAGGAAACTGAATTGTAAATGTTCCTGCAGTTGCAGTTTTATCTCCACCAAAATCTAAAACACAAACAGCATCAGTAGTGTTTGAACCACCATCAGTTGTTGTATTATAAATTAACGCTCCTCTAGCTGTTAATGTAACTCCTGTAAAAGATAAATCAGCAAAGTCAGTAATTGCTACTGCTGAAGATACCTTAACTCCTTGATTGACAAGTGCTTTACCACCTGCAGTGTAACCAGATGATGATACTTCATTTGAAGTTGTGTAGTTTTCTGTTGAAGCACCTAATGATGCTGAATTTGTATACATTGCTAATTTATATGTATCAGATGATGTATCAAAGTCGTGTTTTCCTTGAAGTAATTCTTTTTTAAAAGAATTACAAATTGCGTTAGTAGTTATAGCCATAATATTTCTCCTTTAATTTTTTATGGTGATGGTGAAGGTACTTGAACTCTTGGTACCCCATCATCGTATTCTGCTCGTCTTCTTCTCCCCATTTGTTGGAGAGCAAAATTTTGTACACTTTCATTATACTTACTTTTATATAGATTGTACATATCCATGGGACCTTTGAGGTAAGCAAAAGCCTCTGTAAGAACCCCATCTAAAAGCAATCCTTGTTGGTATTCAGATAAATAGGTATTGTTTGTAGAAGTAAAATTAGGTGGAGTAATGACATAATTTAACTGTACTGCATAAGCTTGATCTGGAGTTGGAGCCACAACAATTGAAGCATCATCCCAATTTGCGTAGTATTTAGGTAATCCAGTTGTGTTGCTTCCGTTATACTCTGATATAAAACTAGTATCTCTTTTTTCTAAAAAAGTTCTAGCACTAGTAATACTAGTATCAGCGAATACTTGTAGAGATCTAATAACTAAAAAATCTGCAGGAGTAACTAAATATCTTTTATTTGCAGTGAATGATGAAGTTGCATATTTTCTCGTGTCATCATAATCAACTTGGCCAGCAACATTTAATTCTGTATTTCTTATAAATTGACCAATAATGGTGTCACTTAAAACGTTTGCATCTACTTCTGTATAATTTCTAACTTGTGTTAAAAAATCTGAATATGATATTGCCATTATGAAATACTCACAGTTACTGAATTAATTTGCATAGATATCTGTCTTCTTCTATTTTGTAATGATGGGTCTGCAGGAATCATTGATGATGTTCCTTGATTTAAAAAACCAAACTGTCCTGGTAAAGTTAAATTTGCAACACCAACTGTTATACCACCAGAATCAGCAATAGTTGTATCATTTGCTGCAACAGTTGTAGGTTGTTGAAATCTCATCGATCTTGTATTTTGTAAAGCTACTGCATCTGCCTTATGATAAGGGGGATCTAATTGTGGGTGTTTGGGTTCAAACTCTGATATGTGAACTAAAGAACCATTCCACTCTTTTACCATCTCTTTATAAGGAAATGCTTGTCCAGATCTATCTGAAATTGCTTTTGAATGTTTTCCTGTTGCGTAACTCATTAAGAGGTGCCTCCTAAATAAGTTTGAGGAGAAATGTAAACAGAAGTTCTAGAACCATCTTCATTAAGTGCTCTAATTAACTCATCCTCGTATAATTGTTTTAATAATTGTATTCTATCTGGTGCTCTTTTTTGTGATAAATAATATGCAAGGCCAGAACACATACAAGGTAAAAATCTGTAAGCGACATCAGCTGTTTTTGTAAAACCACCTGCATCTTCAATTCTATTAATTGTGTAAAATTTTAATGTTGTGTACGTTGTTGCATCAGGAGCTAAATATAAACTTATAGTTGGTGTTGTTTGTCTATCAACATAATACTGTGATGGTTGTCCTGTTTGTAATTTATTTGGAAGTGCAGCATAAGCTGATCTGTCAATTTTTGTTAATGAGATATCATTTGTTGATGAAGTATTTCCTGCTGCATTTGTTGTAGAGATATATGCTTCAAGAACATCGTTTACATCTGTATCTACAGTGTATGTAGCAGTTCCTGCAACTAATGCTTTTTCATTTAATTTAACTTTCCAAAGGTGAATACCTCTGTTGCCCCATTCTGAAAATAAAAGATTTAAACTTCTTCTTGCACTACGTAGGTCATTTCCACTATTAGTCCGCATACCACATCGTTCGTATGCTTCTTCAATAATGTCATCGATCTGAAGATCGAATGATGTAGTTCCTGACGTAGCCATAATTCATTACATTAAGTCTTTGTAATAATCCAAAGACTTTCCTGGTATTAAGTTTTCATCTTGAAGGCCTTGACCTTGAGTTCTAGCTGCGCCATAACCTTGTGTAAATTTCCCTGTTGATGCTTTCATCATCTTACCTTTTCTAGCTTTTTGTTGTCCTGTAGTAACTTGATTTTTTTCTTCTTTAGTAACATCCGCTAACATTGCAACCGGTGAAACAGCTTTGATAGCTTTTTTCTTTTTTTTGTCACTTAACATTTTAGCACCAAGGAGTCCCATGGTAGCAATACCTAAAGCAGCTTTAATAGGTTTTTGTTTCATATTTGATTCGATGGCTTTTGCTCTTTTTTTCTCGTAACCAGATAATTTGCCATCTTTATCTAAGTCAGCTTTTTTTGGATTTTGTAACATTGTATCTCCTCCTGTACTCATTTTCATCAAATCAGCATGATAATCTTTTGTACTTGTTTTACTCAATTTACTTTTTAATGCTCTTGTTTTTGCTTTTTGTTCAGGAGTTCTTGTTGCAAGTTTGTAGGCTAGGCTAACAGTTTCAACTCCTGCAGCAACGGGTAATGCGGCTCTACTTGCAATTCTACCTATAGTTTTAAGTTTTCCAAACTTACCGGCTTTTTTAGTTGCACTAGCAAATTTAGCTGCACTTGGAAGTTTACTTGAAAGTTTATTCACAGTACCTTTTTTAAATAAAGATTCAGAAGCAATGCTTTTCATCATAGCCGTTTTACTTTTAGGTACTTTGTCTATTGCTTTACCAAGATAGGTATCTGCTCTTTTAAATAGTCCTTTTAATTTATCTGATAGTTTCTGTGCCATAGTTCTCCTAGATTTCTATCATACCACCATAATACTTCTTGGTAAAGGTGCTGACGTTATTTGGTTTGCCTCCAGGATTACCGGCTGCTCTCTTTCTTGCAACAGCAGAACGCTTTTCTGATTCTGTCATTCGGTTTGCTTTTGCAGCAGGCACGCATTTGGGGTACTTTCTTTTTGATCCACTTGCAGATTTT